AACATGGTATAGTGATTCTATAAGATGAAAAAAGAGAGGTTATTATGAAAATTACAGCAGAACAATTTGTCGAGTCACTCGCAAGAATGTCAGATGCAGAAAAACAAAAAGCTGCAAACCTTCTTGTGAACAAGTGGTTTCACTTGACACAATCATTCACTGGTATGGTTGATGCAGAATTGCAAGACCAACATATCAATGAACAAGCAGAAGCGTTTGAGATACAACGAGCTGCTGAAGTTGGAACTAAATTATTTTAATGGAGAGAGAGATGGAACAAGTTGCAGTAATTCATACAGCGTTTGAGGACAAACCGTCAACCGTTGCTTTTGTAGAGGTGCCTGATGATGCAAAGTCAACTATTGATAAGTTGGAGTTTGCATATAGGTGGACACAAAATATTATGGATAGTTGGTCGCTGAAGATGCCTGCTGATGGTAACGATAAAGTTACTGTTGTCGGTGATATCTCTAACGGAAGAGGTTTAAGGTCTACTTCAGTTGGTGACCAAATGTTAGTTGGTAACAAAAAATATGTTGTTGCTATGATGGGATTTGAAACATTAGAAGGAGAGAAAATATAATGTCAAATTTAGTGAAAGTGAATGACCAACTTATGGGTCTAACAATATCTGAACTTACTCAAGTACAGAGTATGATATCAGATATCAAAACTATGAAAGCAAAATCTGCAATCATAGTTGGTGGAAATGTTTTTGTTGTGCAAAAAACAAAAAAGACGCCTGGGATTGTTGAGAAAATCAATCAGACCAGAGCAATCGTTAATATGAAAGGTAGAAGTTATAATGTACCTTTCTCAATGTTGGAGGCTGCTTAATGACAGTACAAGCAAAAGGTAGACCATCTACTACTGTGATAGACTTAGATGGTTCAGAAGGTAATGCATTTTGCCTTCTGGGATATGCAAATGCTACTATGAAAAAAAGTGACTTTGATAAAGATATGCAAAATAGAATCTTGAATGAGATGAAATCTGGTGACTACATAAATTTATTGAGAACTTTTGAAAAGTATTTCGGTAGTGTTTATACTTTACAAACATCTAATCCAGAATATCTGGATGCATTTATGGTAGAAAAAAGTGCTTAAAGAACTTTTAACAACCTTTGTTATATCTGCTTCCGCTGGTGAAGTAGATGTAACATTAAAAGGTGCGACAGACTACCTTGATAAACAAGCAGTCTGTTTAGCAAATAATATGTATCATGAGGCTCGTAGTCAAGGACTCGCTGGACAACTTGCAGTAAGTTTAGTTGTATTAAATCGTGTTAAAGATAGTAGATACCCCAACTCAATCTGTGAAGTAGTACACCAAGGGCCTGTTAGAGAATCATGGAAAACTAAAGGTAAGAATGTTCCAGACAGTGAACGAAATTATTACCCAATTCGTCACCGTTGCCAATTTAGCTGGTACTGTGATGGTAAAGATGATACACCACATGAACCAACAACTTATGGTGCATTGTATGAGATGGCTGCAGATTTAGTTTATGGTGACATAACTGTTGTTGATATCACTGAAGGTGCAACACACTATCATGCAGATTATGTATTCCCTGCTTGGAGAAAAACCAAGACAAGGACAATTGAAATTGAAGACCATATATTTTATAGGTGGGAAAAATGACGTTAAGAGGTTATGCAAAGAAAAGTAAAGTCCATGATGGATGGGGGTACACATATCAATTTGATAATGGGTATGGTGCATCTATAGTTCAACACTCTACTTCTTATGGTGGTAAGATGGGGTTGTATGAGATTGCAGTACTTGACTCTGGTGGAGATTTGTGTTATAGTACACCAATAACTGAAGATGTAATCGGTTGGGCAGATGAAGAAAAAGTATTGGATACACTACAAAGGATTAAATTATTATGAATTTCTTTTACCTAGATGAAGACCCATTCAAGTCAATTGAGTACCATTGTGACAAACACATTGTCAAGATGCCTACAGAGTACAAACAAATGTTGTGTACTGCACATAGGGTTCTTGATGGTGAACTATATTATGGTCAGACTAAAAGTGGTGCAAAGATTAAACGGTGGAAACACCCAGACCGAAAGATGAATAGAGACTTGTATCTTGCTGGTCATGTAAATCATCCAACTAATATCTGGGTACGAATGTGTCGTGAAAACTATATGTTAATGTTTACTTACTATAAACTAATTTGTGAGGAATATACATATAGGTATGGGAAAGAACATGGTGCAAAAGACAATTGGTGGTTGTTACGAGAACCACCTAAGAATATACCATCTAGTGTAATGGGTAGTACGCCTGTTCCACAGGCTATGAAAGAATTTCCACAATGTAAAGTGGATGGTGATTCTGTACAAGCGTATCGTAATTTTTATGTTGTTGCAAAGAGAAGGTTCGCAACTTGGAAAGAAAGAGGAAGACCAGAATGGTACATGAACATGACCCAGAACCAGAACGGTACTATGATTGGATGCTCTGGAAATTAAGGCAGGAAAATATGGAACAAGATGACCCTACGGATGATATCACTAAAATTGGTGGTAGTTTAAGCGCATGGACTGAAAGACCACATATGTCAAGAGAAGATATGTATATGAAAGAGATTTCACTAATGCAAGAATCTAATCATAAACTTCTAATTCGTGTAAAGGAATTGGGAGAAGAGATAAATAGACTAAAAGAGAAAATAGATGCCAACTTATAATTTTAAAAACAATGAAACTGGTGAAGAATTTGAAGAGTTCTTTCATATATCTGATAGAGAAAAGTATCTAAAAGACAACCCTCATATACAACAATTACCATCACTATTTGCAATGTCATATAGTGGAACTGGTGATATGGTTAAGAATGATAATGGGTGGAAAGAACAAATGTCAAGGATTGCAGAAGCAAACCCAGGCAGTTCTGTTGCAGATAGATATGGTAAAGAATCTACTAAGAGTGCAAAAACCAGACAAGTATTAAAGAAACACGGAGTGATTGATTAATGGCAAAAAAACAAGATGTAAAAATTGATGACTTAGTAACTGTCAAACCAATTACTGACAATCAAAAAGTTGCCTTTGAGGCATTTAAAAAAGACAATAAAGAATTATTTCTTCATGGAGCCGCTGGAACTGGAAAGACTTTTATTTCCTTATACCTTGCATTAGAAAAAGTATTAGACCCAAGTACACCATATCATTGTGTATATCTAATTCGTAGTGCAGTACCCACAAGAGAAATCGGTTTCTTGCCTGGTGATGAAGAAGATAAAACTGCACTGTATCAAATTCCATACCAGAACATGGTACAGTTTATGTTTGAACAAGCAAGTGACCAAGCATTTAGTATGTTGTATGATAGACTAAAAGCACAAGGTTCTGTCATGTTTTTAACAACATCATACTTGCGAGGTATCACATTAGATAATGCAGTTATTATAGTTGATGAATGTCAAAACTTAAACTTTCATGAGTTAGATACAATTATGACTCGTGTAGGTCAAGACAGTAAAATTATATTCTCTGGTGATTTCTTTCAATCTGATTTAACTAAAAATTCTGATAAAGATGGTATGCCTAGATTCCTAGATATTATCGCAGATATGGAAGAGTTCAAATCAGTAGAATTTAATATTGGTGATATTGTTCGTTCTGGTTTAGTTCGTAGTTATTTAATTAGTAAAACAAAGAAAGGGGTTGAACAGTAATGGCTAAAATGTATTCAACTCAATCGGCCCATGAGAGTATTCCAAAAGGTACTTCAATGGGAAAGAAACCAATTACGTCTACTATGAATAAAAGTAAAAGACGTAGTTATAAAAAATATAGAGGACAAGGAAAATGATAAACAAAGAATATAATCATTGTTTAGAACTTATTTTGCATCACGAAGGCGGTTATGTAAATCATCCCAGCGACCCAGGCGGTGAAACTAACTTAGGCGTAACTAAAAAAGTATATGATGCATACTGTAAAAAGAATAGTCTTAGACCGAAAGACATGAAACAATTAGAAGTAACAGATGTTGCACCTATCTATAAAACTGAATATTGGGATAGAGTAAAAGGTGATGCACTTCACCCAGCGCTTGCACTCTGCATTTTCGATTTTGGAGTTAATGCTGGAACTGGACGAGCTGCTAAATTTATTCAAAAGATTGTTGGTACAACAGTTGATGGTGGTATCGGCCCCAACTCACTTAAAATGATTGATGCATATGTTGATAAACATGGTATTGAAGATGTTGTCAAAACATACCAATCAGATAGACAAGAGTATTATGAGAAGTTAAAACACTTTAAAACTTTTGGTAGAGGTTGGACACGAAGAGTTACAGAGACTACAGAAGAAGCATTAAAATTGACTTGACAAGTGTATTGAGTTATGGTATGATGGTTACAATTAAATGATAAGGATATATTATGTTTACACACAAGCCTGTAGAGATTACAGAACTCTCTACTAAAACTGTTAATCGCAAGCGTTTCTACGAAACTCCAGATGGGAAACTATACCCATCCATAACTACTGTTTTACAAAGACGTAAAATGGAAGGACTAATGGCGTGGAGAAAGAAAGTTGGTGATGACGTTGCAAACTATGTTGCAAGAACAGCAGCCGCAAGGGGTACGAAAGTACACCATATGTGCGAAGACTTTCTAAACAATAATTTTGATGAAGAAGTTCACAAGAAGAATTTTCTTCCATATACTTTGTTTGGACAAATCAAACCACACTTACAAGATAAGGTAGATAATATTATGTCTCAAGAGTGTGGTCTTTACTCTGATAAATATATGGTCGCTGGTAGAGTTGACTGTATTGGTGAGTATAATGGTATTCCTTCCATTATTGATTTCAAAACCTCTACAAGAGAACGAAATGATGATTGGAATGAATCTTATTACATTCAAGCATCTGCATATGCAGAAATGTTTGAAGAGAGAACTGGAATTGAAATCAACCAGATTGTGATTCTAGTTGTAACTGAAGATGGAATCGTCCAAGAATTTATTAAGACTAAACATGACTACTTACCACTACTAGTAGAAGCGATTGACGATTTCACTACGCATTGGGAAAAAGAAAATGAAGTGGTTCATAATAGTCGTAATGACAACGCAGCTTAATTCTGGTGGAGAACCAGAGACACCATTGTTTATTCCATTTTTAGAATTTGGTTCAAAAGAACAATGTGTGTCTTATGTTCAAGATAATCAAGATATGTTATTCTATAAATCGTATGAAAAATATGAAAAAACAATTTCACCTAAAATGATTAATTGTGTTGATAAAGATATTATGAAAAGATTAAGTAACATAGTAGAAGGTAAAGGAAATGAAACGGATATTTAGTACATTAGTTTTAGCACTTGTTCTAACAACAAGTGCATATGCAGAACATGATGGAATACCAGAAGGTGAACCAAATTACAATTCACAGAAACCAGTAAATTGTATGTCTTCAGAACAAATGTTAACTATAGTTGACAAGAAGTTTGGGGAAAAACCTTATATGTCTGGTGACGGTATTGCACCAGCACAAGATGGTAAACAATATATTAGAACTCAAGTTGTAATTGCAGTAAATATGGAAACTAAAACTTTTAGTGTTGTGGAGTTTATTGCTGATGGACTTGTTTGTATTGTGGCTGGTGGTTCTAACTTCAGATTAAATGATATTCCATCAACAGATAAAACAAAAGTCACATGGGAGAAATAAATGTATGAGTATAAATGTAAATTAGTTAGGGTAGTTGATGGTGACACAGTTGATGTTGATATTGACTTAGGATTTGGTGTTTGGATGCGAAAACAACGTATACGAATGTATGGAATAGATACACCAGAATCACGAACTTCTGACAAAGTAGAAAAAGTATATGGTAAAGCTGCATCTGCATTTCTAACTAAATGGACAAACGCTGGTGACCTTACTTTGAAAACATTCAAAGATGGTAAGGGTAAGTATGGACGTATTCTTGGAGAAATTTGGTATGGTGGTGAACACAATATTAATCAGTTATTGGTTGACAATCATCATGCAGTACGTTATTATGGTCAATCAAAAGATGAGATTGCAGAAGAACATATTGCAAATAGGTCAAAATTAAACTTGACAATTGAAGAGTAATCTGGTATAAATAGAATCATAGTTTGATGATACAAATCGAATGACGGGCAGGACGAGGGTGCGATACCCTCCACCTCCACCATAACTACTCTTAGATGAGATAGTGAATCACTGCGTGAGAGTAGTTATGATGGGGGTGAAATAGGTTCGACTGACGGAAATAGAGGCGAGTAGAACTATCGGATGACTGCGTTATTGGTCAAACTTGATAAGTGCAAACGATAATTTTGCGCCTGTAGATTACGCTCTAGCAGCTTAATTTTACTGAGTTTCGGTGGTGTACTTGGAAACAGAAACACCACCACTTAATTATGGGATTTATTATGTATCGTGTAACTGGATATTTTAAAGATAAAAAAGTTGTAAAAAACTTTATTGATTTATATGATGCTATAGATTTTAGAGATATTGTGGATGCACATTATCCAATAAAGGTAACATTTGAAAAGGTGATAGATATGAGAGAATGGATATATGATGCATGGAATGGTGTGATGAATATGGATAGGAATCCATTGAGACATATTCCAGATTTACAAACAAGACATATGATACTACAAATACTTGCATGGATGTGGTGTGCAACTTTTGCTCAACTTATAGGTAGTTGGTATGTATTTGGATTTAGTGCAATAGCTCATGTTATATTACTAGCTGCAATTGTAATTACAGTAGCGACATTTGAAACTGCAAAACGTAACTCATCTTTTTTCAACAATTTCCCTACATCTACACCTAGTCGTGCAAGAAGTATGTTCTTTAATGGTAAAAGAATTAAGTTAGACCCTATGGATAAAGGTGG